CGTTGGTAACGAGTACAAAGTTAGACGTGTTCGCAGGGGTCAGATATGTCGTCTGACCGTAGATCTGCGTGACGTTAACGATATTAGGGTTTGCCATTTTAATAACTCCTTAAAATCCGAAGATCATTGCCATCGCGATGGCTTTGCCTGTGGTAACGCCAGAAGCCGCTGGAGCTTGGCTCACCCAAACGGAACCATTACTGGTTAACACATTACCGCTTGTGCCCGGTGCCACGAAATTTACTGCCGTTGTACCGTTACCAAGCATTACATTGTTTGCTGTCAGCGTAGCTCGACCTGTACCACCACTTGCTACATCCAACGCGTTAGTTAAATTTAGCGTTGCGGCATTAATAGTGCTTGTTGCCGTGATGTTGGCTGATCTAACTAACGACGTGGCAGTCAGGTTAACCGCCGTAACATTACTGCTTGCAGTAACGTTTGCGGTATTTAGTTCCGTGACATAGGTAACAGTTTCCGTAATGCTGGTGCCGTTGTTAAACACCGACATCGACCGGCCTGCCGGCACAGTAACCGTCGTACCTGTAGGCGACGCATTTGTACCGTTGGAAATGACAACCGCGTTGGATAGGTTGTTAGTAATCAAGTACTGCTTGGTAATTGCAGGCACAAACAACGTTTGTGTTGCAGAAATCGTGCCGCCAAGAATTAGTCGCAAATTACGTGCCGTTTGCGTAGCGTTTGTGTCAGTCAACGCTATTGCCGCGTTGGAACTAGCAAAGGTAACAGTTGCGTTGCCGGTAATCGCTTCTTCTAAGGCTGTACCGAGGTTGACGTTCGTGGTTGTGCCCCACGTACCTGCTTGGTCGCCAGTGCCGATCAACTCGATCTTTAGCTGGGAATATGTACTTGCCATAATCTTTCCTTACTAAATGGTGTTTATGAGCGTCCAGCTTGCGTTGTCTGTCGTACTCACGATTGCCCAGCCCGGCGACTGCGGGTTGTTGATATCCACCCAATTTGCCGTCTGACTGTCATTAATTAATTCCCACAAATACCTGCAACTAACAACATCCGATGCTCTTGCGCTTTCGCGAATAAAAACATCATTGTCTGATTCTGCGCCATCTTCAGCTAGTGCCGTCGCGTTCTCTGTAATCTTGACCATGAACTGCGCCAACGCGCTGAACAGGTCTTGTGTCGATACAGATTCTTCAATCGACGCTACCGTAGTCCTTACAACATCCGCCGTATCTGCTATCGCAGTCGATTCAGCCACTGATCCAGAAATACCAAACGCACTTGTTACTACATCCGACGCATTTGCAGTTTCATCAATTACACCAAGAATAAATACATTCCGCTCAACAGAATCCGCTGCTGCCGCTGTTTCGTTTACCGCCGTCGGTATGGTTGCACTTGCACTTACGCTGTCATTACCCGCTGCGCTATCCCGCACAACTACACTAAACGTTGCCTGCGATGCCACCGTATCTGTTGCCGCTGCCGACTCGGATACCGAGTTGGTAAATACCACCAGGCTGCTGACAACATCACTCGCAAATACAGTTTCGCTCACCGCGCTGGATACAGTTCTTGCTCCAAATACCTGATCTGCTCCAGCTACCGTTTCTACTATTTGCACCGAGAAGTTTGCACCGGCGCTTACTACATCTGTTCCTTGTACCGACTCCGATATAGTGACTGCTATCGGCGGTGTTGCTGCTACATTGACACTATCCGATGCGGTAATAAAACCGCCGTTGCCAAAGCCCCAGCCATCTGCGCCCCACGGACCATTACCCCAGCCGCCATTCGAGATGACAGGATAGTAGACCGAGCAGCCCCACCCGGCTTCTGCCCATGTGCCACTACCAAATCCGCCATCAACGATTGCCACATATTACTCCGCAGACTCCACTTCATCGGCTTGAAACCAGCGCGAATGCACCTGACCATCAGCACCAGTCCACTCCAACAAGCACCACACGGTGCCATCTTCATCCATACGCATCGCGCCAATTGGGCCCTGCGGCACAGCAGCCTTCAACTTAACAACGTCACCCTTCTTGTACATGTCTGACTCCTATCAGGTTGCGTCTAGGTTGAAGGAATACGTGACGTTCAACACGTCACCGCTGACTACCGTCCGGTCGCCCGGCGCTTGGAAATCAGACACCGAGAACAAAATGCCAGATGTGCCCGTTGCTACGTTCGCCAAGAACGCACCCGCAATCGTGGCATTCGCGTTCATCGTGAACGACGCGGTAGAAGATGCGTTGTTGATGTTGGACGGATCTGCCAACGTAGCAGCACCAAACGTAGCCGCCTTACGGTCGCCGGTGTAGTTAGAGTTCTCATCCCAACCAGCGTGAGATGCCAGCGTGTCACCGCCCGAGAATGTCGTACTAGCAGATGTGCCGTTAACAAGACCAACGTACCAAGCTGCGGTGTACGCAGAACCGCTAAAAAACTTGGTATTCATGTCTTGCAAACCAACGTTCACCACAAGGTTAGGCGCAATCTCGACCCACTTCTCGTTGCCGTCTTTGTCAAAACAAGTAACGGTAAACACTCCGCCTGCAGATGCGTTCTCAGCAAAACCGGTTTTGCGCTCAACAGCGCCGTTAACCGTTTCGCTAGATTTAGAAGTTTCAATGCTCATAGCTACTCCTCAATTAATACGTATCAGCGCACTTGACGCCGTATCAGGGGGTAAAGTTACCGTAAACGTGTTGTTGCCCGCCTGCGTTTTGTCAGACCCAAAATCCAATACAGCAATCGACGCATTACTTCTTGTTGTGTTGTAAATCAAAGCACCGCGTGCCGTAAATTGCGCCGGATTCCACACCGGATTGGAAAAGCTGATATACACCACACCATTACTGGTTGAGTTAACCGTAACGTTAGATAGTGCCTGCCCTCCAGCGGTATAGCCCGTGCCGCTAATTTCATTGCTTGCGGAGTACTCCGTTGTGTTTTCGTTAATATCTGCAAACGCTGTGTAGAGCGCCATGCTAAGCGCATCAGATGCAACGTTTTGCCTTGCATTTACCATGTCGAGCTTAAAGCTCGTTGTTAGCCCTTGCCGAATAGTCATTACGTCACCGGAATCCTAGCCTGCCCACTACGGTACGCATCTTGACGCTCAAGCCCGTCACCCAAACGTTTGAGTTCTGCCAAAGCCTGATTGTATTTGGTTTCTACATTAGCAACCAAATCCTGTTCACCTTTCATGAACAGATACGCCTCGCGCAAAGCACCGTACAACAACACAGGATCATAGTTATCCCCTAGCCATGTGCGGCCATCTGGCGCTGTCGTGATTGACTCTGGGTAATAGTAATAGTGCAGCTCTACCGTGTACGCCGCATCCGGCGTGGGACCCAAAATAAACGTCAACTCATCAGTCACCACATTGCTTGTGGTAGATGGACCAAAGATTGCGTAATACTGCGGCAACCCTGTATCAGCCGGCGTGGGGTAGGCTTCACGGATGTAGTTCACATCCTTGTTTAGCAGGTAATGATAAGTTTCGTTGGCAGTACCGTAGTCTTCAATAACTGCCATGGAATACGACGCCAAAAAGTCATTTGGCGCAGACAGGTACTTGTTGTTGGCAGACAGGATGCCGGTCTTGTTTGCACGCAGGGCAGGAACCTGAACCGTGTTGTACACACGAGTTTCAGTTTGCCGCAGGAAAACAGGAATGTTATCTACGAACGTCTGTTCGTAGTTTTCCGTGTACTCCTGTATCGCATTAACAAGTTCGGTGTATGTCATGCTCAGCCCATTGGTCCACGCGCCATAATGCCTTTAGTTGCAGCGCCTGTGCCACGAATCTTAATACCGGAAGTTTTAATCTCCGGGTAGTTGCCCTTGCTAATGCCATCAACCGACGGGTTAATTTGCGTTAGGCGTTTAGCACCTGATTCGCTTTTCGACGCCGTTGCCATCACTTGCTTGATGTTGTTTTTAGCCATGATTGCCCCTTAACCGGTTTTTTGGCTGGCAGCACGTGCCAGATTACGCCCCAAGCGCATACGATCTTCCGAAGTCGGACCACCCTTCTTCATGCCTTTGGCGCCTTTGTGCATACGCTTCTCGTGCGCTTTGACTTCCTGTTTGGCTACTTTTCTCATGTTGTCCATGCTGTACTCCTAGTTTATTGTCACGTTTGCTACTGTTGTTTGCGCCACCAAGTAGTTAGGCGTTAATCCTGCATCATCTGCTCTTGCCCCGCCTACCGGTGCCCAGCCCCACTGAATGATACGACTACCCCCAGCAGGTGTGCCATCTGACAACAACACAGGCGAAGCATTTGCCAACGTCTGTAGTCCAGTGTAGCCGGACTGAATGTAGCTGTTGTCTCTACGTGGCTCCCGCACTGCTTGCGGATCATCCACGGGATACATACCCAACTGCAACTGCGGTTGATCCGGTTCCCAGCACGTCTGGCAAACCTTGATCGTTACCTGTTTGGTCTTGATGACCAGTTTCTTCAGTTCTGTTAGCTTGTAGCGCTGACCGCAACGGTCGCACTCCGCAATACTGAACCGACCCGACGCAAACCTGTTACCCATTACGTAATAAACATCTGTCGTGGCACCAGACGTTCCGCGGCTTTTTCGCGGTCTTCACCTGCTGCCAAATCCCATGCCTCGTCGTACATTAACTTCAACGCCTGAATGCGCATGCCATCTACGCCCGGCAACTTCATTGAAAGCATGTACGCCAACCCCGCAACCAGCGCATTGGTAAAACGAAACGGAATGTCCACTGCATTCACGCCGTTTCCTGCGTCAAATATGCGCCTAAGACGCCAGTAGTAAAACACGTAATATGGATTTGCCTGTGTCCCTTGATCCGGTGCCGGCCAGACATTGATCTGAGGATGCGCTATATCACCGGTACTTGACCCCACGCGTTGCCCACTTTGGCGGTTAATCCACACCTGAATGGGTCTGCCCTGCGCCAGTTTGTTAGGGATAGTGGAGTAAGTTG